CTTTGGTATTATAGATCCCGGAACCAAAGATATGGTATCTGGATTTACAATGCCATCATCATCCATTTGATAAATGCCAGAGATAGCCATCTGTGCATTCTCAAGAATAAGCTCAATGGTTAGGTTCGTTGTCTTAATTGCCGATAGCGCATTAATAAGTGGGCCACGCCCATACACTTCCCCAGCGCACTTAGCCCAGCGGAAACAAATAAACGGATTAGACCCAATGCCAATTAAATTATTGCTATAAATAACACTCTTAGTTGTTAAGCAAAAAGCATAACTAATATAAGCCTCTTCATTCCTGCGAGAATAATCACGAACTACAAGCTCAAGAACAGTAGTGGTATTGTTTCCACCAGAAGACATCTGCCCTTTTATCTGGTCATTTAGAACTGCATCAGGATATAGAATTTCTAACTGATTAAATCGTATCCCCTTCCGCTCTCTATACACATGATCAATACGATCATCAGGCCCAGTATCAAGAACAACGTGGGGCAGGGGGATAGCCGCAAACCTAATAGGATTTATTGCGTCCCCTTCTTCCGCAACCAAAACACCAGTACCAACAGCTAAATCCATGAAGGACTCATGAACCTCTTGAGAGAAGTTAGAGTTCTGGATTACCTCAAAGATGTATTCAGTTACTTCATCAAGATCATTATTAACTGCGTCACGTTGTTCTTTTGGAACTTCAGAGCCAGCAGTCATATCTGCCCATCTAGCAAAGTTAGGAACTAAGCCCGACTGCAATCGGGAAGCAAACTCTTGAACGCCAACAACAGCAGTCTCGTCAAATATTTTATCATCCCGCCGCTGTCCAGCCGTTTCTGCATAGAAGGACTCACGTTGCGGAAGTGAATACTCATAGCACTCTTCAAAAAGGGGAATGAAGTTCTCACGCTTTGCCTTGGCCTTTTCGTAATGCTCAAGGTAATTCTTTGCTATGGGATCAGTTATCATTATGAAATAAACCTATTATAGAAGCCAGCAGCAGTAGAGCCAGTGAGTAAAGATCGCCGACCTCGCGCCCCCTGCCGCCTCCCCTGCCGAGATTTTAGCATCATTTCCTGTTCCTGATCCACGGCCCCTGTTTTAATTAAGGACTTAGGCTTAGGCTTTGCCTTAACGGTAGGCTTAGAAGAAAGAGAAGCGGTAGTCGGTACATCCTTACCAGATGTGTCAATCGTTACTGGAACTTTTTTGGCGATAGTTTCAGCAGTTGTAGTGACAGTAGCAGAAACAGTTTTTGCAGCAGCAGCAGCTTGCCTAGCAGCGGCCTCTTTATTTAAACGCTTTTCATTAGCAATGGCTTTTTCAGTAGCAGCAGCTTTAGCCGCAGCTTTTTCTTCAGCAGCAATTTTAGCTGCGCTTTCTGATTCTGCTATTGCTGGATCAACAGTAGCCTTTTCCTCAAACTCACCACGGCCAAAGACATTAGTTGCACCACCTGTCATAGCTTTTTCAAGTTTAGCAGAAACCTTTTTAATGGGCCTAAATACTGATTTTAATGCTTTCTTGCACATACTAATCTCCTTGGTTGCCAAGCGATAATCACATTAAAGAACAATCAGCAACGCACAATTACATGCGCGCCCATAGTCCTTGCCTACGCCTTGGCCCACTGCGTTTGGAGAATACATCAAAGTCCCTCTTGGCAATGGTAGGTTTAGCTGCCTTCTGATTATTCATCAAGGCCCTCCCCTCCCCTGCTCCAAGAAGTTGATACTGTAGGGCGTCATGTATGTGACTAAACATATTCTTATCAGGCTTATCTGCATATCGCTCACCAGATACTTCCATGCGGCGATACTGATACCCGCCCTCAAAACCTTTAATAAGCTGAGTGCAACGACGATCAACTAAGAAGGCGGGTTTCCCTTCCGCCATCTTGGTAAGCTGTGAAGAAACCGACTCAAGCCGCAAGTCCACGGAATTAGATGGGGCGGGGAATGCTCTAAGGCCAGCACCTCTAAGTATGTGGAAAGGGGTAGACTCGTCGGTTTGCGCCCGAAAGTCACCCGCAGGATCACCATAAATAATAACTTCGGAACACTGAGAAAACCTAGTAGCAATCTGCTCACGAAGAACCTCCGCAAATCTAACGATGCCCATGTCAAACGCAACAACTTCATCTTGAATAAACCACCTTCCGCGAACCTTCTGACCCATAGTAGCCGCAGGGGTTAGTCCAAAGTCCAAGCCAATGTACAAAGGATAGCCAGCAGCAACAGGTATTTCTTCTTTAGCAACGTGTGTATCAGTAACAAACATAGGATAGATTGGCTTTCCGTCTTGAATAGAACCTAACTTGTTCATAACATAAACATCTATCCAACTCTTAGTCTTACCTTGAATAAGATTAGGATAGTAAGAACCCATCATGTTCTTTGTATTCTCGGCAGTCTTGCTAGGCTCATACCTATCAATGTCACCATTCTCATCTTTAACTTCCATCATGCCAGACGGTTGAGTAAAGAAGCACCAGTTGGTTGGCTTTACTAACATCTTGGCTTGCTCTCGCGGTATATGATCTGGAATAGGAACCTCGCCAGACATGATAGGCCACCAGTGATCTTCCTCTGGCGCGTTAGTATCCGCAATAACTCCTGTCCAAGATGGCCCACCTTCTCGCATAGATGGGAAACGACCAACGCGCATAGTGCAAGCATCCATAATTGACTTGGGTATTTCCCTAGCTTCATTAACCCAAATGCCAGTAAGCTCCAAAGAAAGAAGTTTCTTAACATCTTCCGGTCTATCAAGAGCTAAGAACAAAACCTCAAGATCAATGTCACCCTTTTTAATGTGGTGAGTATAAGGAACCGACCAAGTAAACTTACCCCAATCGCTTTCTGGAAACCAATCAAGCCAAGTCTTAATGGTAGTGGTTCTAAGCTGGGGGTTGGTATTACGAATGATAGCCCAGCGACTTCTTCTTATTCCGTGCTGGTTCTTATCTTGCGCTAAAGCGCGACGAAAAACCTCAATGCAACAACCAACAGACTTGCCAGAACCGACAGGGCCGCGAATGCCACGAAAGAACGTGTTGTCTTTCATAAAGGTCTTTAGTGTTTCTCCATCTGGCTTGTATTTAAAATCAACCACAATACTGTCTGCCAAACCTCAGCATCTTATCAACAGTCTCTGGGGCCATGCCATCAATCATCTTGTCGCATTCCCTGTCAGTAGCAAAGTCCAAAGGTACATAAGTTAAATGAACCTTGCGTACCATCTCGCGCAATACAACAAGCTCAGAAGAAGACAGTGTGGATATGAAACTCATGTCCGATATTTCCTTACCTTCTTAGCAATAGCTTTCGGTTGAGCCACAAACTGCTTGCCCTTAGCCTTGCCCTTTCGTTTAGCTGCGGTTGTAGATGCATATTCAGAATCACTAAGAGCAGAAATAGCTTTACTAGGTAAGTACCGTTCACCAGTGTCACTAGATCGCTTGCCCGACTTGGTGCGCCAATCTTGCTTGCCCCAATTTAATAATGACCTCTGAGGCTTCTTCAAGTTCCTACTTCTTTCTGAGCCTTCTTATGAGCCGCAGAGAAAGAAACGCCCTTACGCATAAGCGCCCTCATCATAGACATATGCTTTTTCTTATGATGAACACTATGCTTTTTCAACGTAGTCTCTTGGCCCTTATTTAATAATGTCTTCTTCATGTGTAACCCCCACCAGCAGCCTTATAGCGCTTGGCTAACAACTGAGCTTTACGCGCCGACCACTTGCCAGCAGCAGTACCCTGCACATTCGCAGCCTTGATCCGCTTAAACAAAGACTTCCGCATTGTGGGTTTAGTGTAATTGCCAGCAGCATTAACAGCCATACTAATACCCGCCAGAACCACTTGAACTAGACTTTACAATCTTTTTCTTCAAAGCAGTTGGTAATGTCTTTTGCTTCTTAGTCATAACTGGCTTCTTCTTGGGAGGACGACCAGCCTTGGTTCCATAAGTTCCCTTACCACTAGGCATTTGCTTTGTTCCTTTTGCTAATCGCTCTGGCCTTCGCTCTTGCGTCAGCCTTAGAAGAGGCACCCCAAACTTGTAAGCTAAGAAGAAGGCGGGTTGGTTTTCCTTTTGCGTCCCTTTCGGGGCCGTTCATGTTTCCCATTCGTGCTAAGAAGCTGGCCCTTCTTGGGTTGTCTCCGCTCTTTACTGGAGCCTTCATTCCCGTTCCCGCTCGGCCCTTGGCGTTCAAGCCCCCCTTCGGGTTCTTGCCCTCTTTCCTTGTCCACGCTGCCGTTGCCATAATGAATCCTTAATACAGATGCTAATACACCAGCCCTCACGTATTGGGTATCAGCTTGTTCTTCAACAAAGACCTAGGTGTACGACCTAGCGCAGAACCAATCCCAGCAGCACGACCGCCGCCAACTCTGCGGAGTTTCTTGTTCCCTCTAGCCTTGTCTATGTTATTGTCACGGTTAGCCCCACGCTCAGAATTAAGGCGCTCTCCAGTGGTTGGACTTACCTTTCTCTTAGAACTATCCTTACCAGACTTGCTGTCACGCTCTTCCTTTACAAGCTGAGTCTTGCGCTCCTGAACTTCAGACTTATCTTGCCGTAACTCCTTAGCGTAATCGCCTCTAGTCGTGCGCTCATACTGGTTCTCGTCACGCTGGAAAACACTTATCTCACCCTTCGCATTCCCCTTCAGCTTACTAATCTTACGAGCAAGCGCACGTAAAATCTTGTCAGCCTGCTTTACCGTCTTTAAATCAGAGTAACTTTCCATGTCTATTCCCTATCCAACAAAACCCTTAAACCAAATACGCCAGCCCTCAAGTCTTAGGCATTAACTTGCGAGTCATTAAAGACTTGGCCACTCCGCCACGACCAGAATCAATTGCCGCCGCTGCACGACCACCGCCAGTGCGATAGCCAACTGGCTTCCCATGAACCTTGGCAATCTTTTGGTCAACAATCTTAACTTGCTTGCGGTGTTGATCGGCCTTACGTGCCAAAACCTTGTGCGCCTTAAGCTCCTTGCCCTCTGGCTTGTCACCGCCACGGTCAAGATGCTTCTGGTTCATAGTCTCAGCAATGTTCGCTAACTTAGTCAAGAGGCTAGTCCGCGCCTTCTCTAAGGTTCTTAGCTTACCAGTAACGTCAGCCATCTAATAATCTCCTGTCCAACAAAACCCCTAAACCAAAATAATATTTATGGGAAGGTACTTTTTTTAACAATCATGTGTGTGTGGGACTACTAGCTACTTACTATGTACTGGTTTTTGGGTACCCCCTACCTAGCCTAAGTCAATGCTAACTCTAATGTCCCCAGCAACTTGCACTTGGCTACGATCTATTGGCTTGAAGCCAGCTCTATCTAATATATCTTTGCTCGCCTCTAGCTGTACGTACTCAGACTTAGCCCCTGTAGCCAAGTTCATGACACGTGCTGCAGCCACAGTAGCATTCATTCCTAACTGCTCGTTCACTCTCTGCATCATGTAAGACTGCACATGCGGGAGTCGTATCGTTTTGCTTGCTGTTACTCTTCCTGATTCACCGTTTGCATACCCTGCTTCTGTAGCAGCTTCGCGCAATGTGCATCCTGTCGCTACGAGCGTATCAACTAGACTGCTCTGTTTCTTAGTTAATTTACGTTGTTCTAACATCTAAACTCCTGTTAAGAACCCCCCTCACCCTCTCCCCCCATTCCTTAGAGGTTCTATCAGGTGCGAGTCAATCCCTACTAAACTATGTTGCACAAACCTATACCAATGCACAGTCATTCTGCTATTGACGGATTCTACGTTTACTCACCCTAAAGTAGAACATACTAAACACATACTGTAACGTA